TTTTTTTATTTTTTATTTTTTTTGTGTTTTTATAATTTTATTTAACCCATTTATAAACATCATCAATAAGATTCTCCATCATCTTCAGTTACATCCTCTGGAAATTCCATCCAAGTTGTTGGATCAGCAGCCTTCTCCCAATCACGCTGATGAGAGACTGAATATCTACCAAACTTTGGCGTAAAATTAACGTAATTTTCATCATACACGTGCATTTGTAATAACTTCTCTCGTGTAGGGAACCCCTGGAATACAGTATCCACTGGTATTCCTGTTTTACCCATAATTTTCGTGATATCTTTCTTATCAGTTCTATCAAATTTAAAGAATTCAAATCTTAAATCATTCATATTAGTAATCTCCATTTTTTGTATACAAAACGTAAATAACTCTGTCAACATTTCATGTGCAACGGCATTCACACCCATATTATCATATGCCAAGCCTATACATGCAATAGCTTGGTCTATTAAAGCATACCTCTCACTATTACCCCAAGCAAACTTGACCAGTGCATCATCTAACCGCTTATAAGGTAATACATCAGGCAAATTATTAGGGTAGGCATCAGTACGCAATATGAAATATTTTTTTAACCATGCAACTCCTCTATATTTCAAATTTCCACTATCATTGGGAACACTAATGAAATTACATTCTCGGGGTTCTGTTATCTCCATCCCCCAAAATTCAGCCACAAAAGCAGCATACCCAACTTCATTAATATACTCTGTTAGTACATCTCGTAACGCTAAATTGTGATCATCACCATACACACCAGCTTCAATCTCATGCGCCAAAAACGCCTTTTCAAACGCCTCACCAATTTCTGGGTGTAAATATATCACATACTCACAATAACTCCACCATAAGAGTTGTACTATCCATGAATTACCATGGGATGTCTCAAAGGCACCCGATGGCATCATACCAACCATTATTTTCCATACCGAACCAAAAATGTGGACCATCTTAACTGACAGATTCTCACAAGTCAACTTCATCAACTTCAAAAACAAATCATAATCAGTAGCTTTTTTATCGTAATATACACTTGCTCCATACGTATAAAGCTCTAAAAGCATTTTGCAAATAGTAGTATCTAATCCTTTAAAATCCCCTTCAAACCATCGCATAAAAGATTCTCCATACTTCATTTGCATAGCGTAGGTCCAAGCTCCCCCATGCCACCATCTGAAACCTACTTTAATTCCACGTCCTCTCTCAAACATTTGACGATCTTTCATAGTTAATATTGCGATCATATACTGCAAAATATTAGGTATAAAAAATTCACGACACTTATTATACGTTTTCTCACGTTTTTTTGGATCTATACTCGTACTATTAAATATTTCACTCTTTAAACAAATACAACACGCCTTCTCCAAGAAAACAACATCACCTGTTTTCCTCCACTCTGCTATGTATTCACACATCTTTATTTTTGCACCTTTTTCCTGATCTCCCTTCTTACCATTTGGAGTCTGAACATACGTAATTCCCGCTTCATCAATCCAAACACGCTTTGTCCCAGCACGAATGCCAGCACTAGCATCTTGAACTAAATTCATCTCCAATATATCCCTTGGATGATAATCCCAATGCAATTTTCTAAAATATTGATCTGTACCATAATATTTAAACATCCTCTTCATACCCCTCATTACACATCGAGCAAGTAAAGGTGATGGATCCTTAACCTTTTGTGTCTTTTGATTATACTTTTGTATCAACACATGAATCTTTTGTGGATACAAATTATCTGTAGAAGAAC